CCGCAGCCATGATTCCGGCGATATCCGGCGTCTGCTGGCTTGCGCGTCGCATGGCCTGCTCGGACTTCATCGCCTGCTCTTCGGCCTGTTTGGCTGCCTGCGCCTGTGCCTGTTCCTGCTGCTTCATCGCCTTCTCTTGGGCGCTCTTGCCCTGTTCACCGGCGACGATTGCGTAACTTGTTCCTGCGGCAGCGATTCCCGCTGCTACTCCGGCGATGATGCTGCTGACTGCTGCCATGTTCAGATCCCTTTCGTGTGCGATTGTTCCATAATGCGATAGCCCATGCGTGCAAGCATGGACGAAACACGATTGTCGGTTTCAACTTCTAGGTTGCTCATGGTCACCATAACGGCGCATTCGTCCTTTGCCCACTTCTCAAATGCCTGAATGAGTCGAATTGCTGCCGTCCCGCCACGGTGTTCCTGTTCCACCCACCATGCCAGTTCCGTCGCAACTCGACATGATGGTGCATACCACACTGGAGCAAGCACTGCGACGAGCATGCCGATGACTGCTCCATGCTTTTCCGCGACGAATACCGTTGCGTTTGCGGTGAAATAGGTGATGATCGCTCGTAGTTCATCGTCGGTTGCTGTGACCCTATCGTGATACGGCGCAAATGCAACAAACTTGCGCGCCATCACAAGCAGTGCTTCTGCATCATCTTCGGTGGCTCGCCTGATTGTCGCCATGACGATATTCCTCTGATGCCCACTACGGGCACCTCACATGTCCTCGTATGGGTCGTGGTCACGCGGAGTCGGGTCAAGGCGCTCGCGCACCTCACGCGGCAACTGCTTCGCCACAGGGTAGGCAAATGTCAGCGCCAGGGCGTCGGCGATGTCCGGGCTGCCGCCGCCCTGTAGGCGCTTCTTGATTTCGTCCTTGCCCTCGAGAACACGCCGGCCAACGGCGTCGTACCAGTACGTCGGCGTGGATAACTCCTGCTTCAGCGTCGTTTCGTTCGGGATAGCGCCACCGTTGGAAATCCACTCCTTCATGGCCCACCNNGCACCAGCTCCGCTGTCGATGAACACGGCGTCCGGGTCGCGATCCTCGATCAGGCCCGCCACAATGCCAGCCAGTTGCATGTTGTCGATGCCCTGATGGATGACTGGCGATTCCATCCGCAGTCCCTGCCGCAACACGATCACGCTGCGGTCATCACCAAACCGAGCAGGATCGACGCCCATGACGAGCGGCATATCAAGCACTTCGCTGTCTTTATATTTTCGGTCGGAAGCCGATTCCGCATCGGTCAGGCTAATGAGCTGATCCTGGCTTGCCGCGCTGAAATCACATAGATACTCGCGCGCGAACGCTTGCTGTGGCATGTCGCGCTCGAGGCGAGCAACCTCATCTGCGTCGATTGCGTCCGTGTCATGGACGGTGTACCGCGCAGCCCACCAGTCCGGCAGGCTTGATGCACGGTAGAACAACTCGCTGAACAGGTTGATTCCGGCCGGCGTCCCGATGAACAGCGCCCATCCTTTGCGGTCTGACAACGCCGGCTGCACAATGTCGTTCCAGACCTCCGGTTTGATCTGGGCTACCTCGTCAATGACGCACCCATCAAGTCGAACGCCACGCAGCGCGTCCGGGTTATCAGCTCCGAACAGGCGGATCGCGGCTCCGTTGTGCTTGAACGTCACCATCAATTCCGATTCGTTGATGTCGATTGCACCCGTTCGCGCAAGGATGTCGCATTTCTGCTTCAACCTCGCCCATGCAATGGCCTTGGCCTGCTTGAGGAACGGCGCGATGTACACGAAGAATGGCAGGTCGCGCTTGCTTGATATCGCGTGGTCAAGCAGCTCCATGATTGCCAGTTCCGTCTTGCCAGCACGACGGTGAAGGGCAAGAACCGTGAACCGCTGCCGACGCCTGTGGCACTCGGCCTGCCACGCCCTCGGGCAATACGCGATGCTGATGGTTTGGCTACTGCCTCGGGACATTGGTCACCACATTGAGCGTAATGCCGCCCTCGTGGCCCAGATCGACTCGGTCGCCGTACTTCTTCGGGTTCCACTTGGCGAGCAACTTGAGCCGAGTCTCAATCTGGAGTCGCCGCCATGCCACCTCGGTCTGATCGCTCGGAACGGTGTCCGCCAATTCGATGCACTTATCCGCGATGACATCGTGGCCGTCCTCGCGCGCGCGCGCGATGCGTGCGGCAAATGCCTCATCCTTATCCATCCAGTCGTAAACCGTGCGCCACTCTGGATGTTCTGGCTGCCTACACCACTCCCTCAACGGACGACCATTAGAGATCCACCCAACTAGACTGTCCGCAAGATCCTGCGGTACTGGCTCACGCGGTCTTCCGACTGGCCTCTTTGACACGCTTCCATGAACGAGGGACTTGCCCTCGTCGTTCGTAGCGGCAGATTTTGACAACTGTATCTCGCCGGAGGTTGAACATGCGGGCGAGCCGTCTGTATCCGATGCCTTCTTCTTCGTGGAGGTATCGGATGCGTTGTACGGTTTCTTCCGGGATCGTGGCATTGTGGTGCGTGGCTCCGATGCGGAACCCGTTCTCGTTGACCGCAACAAGGGTCACTTGCGCTTTGACTTCTTTGCGCGTGCCGGCAGGGACTTCATGCTCTTGGTCTTCTTTGCCCATCGTGCTGCGATCTTCGGGTGCTTGGCGAACATGAAGCCCTGCTGTGCCTTGGACTTGAATGGCATCAGTAGCCTCGCTTCTTCGAGACCTTCTTGCCGGTCTTCTTGGCATAAGCCTTGGCTGCTGCCTTGCCCTTGGACGTGTACGGGAACGACTTCTTTCCTACCTTTGGCATTATCGGAATCCCTTCTTCATGGCTGCGTAAGCCTTGGGTGAAACGGTGGACTTGGACTTCGGACGGCTGGTGCCTGCCTTGCGGCGGGCGTTGATGTTGGCGTATAGGCCGCGCTTCTTCTTTGCCATTGTCATTTCCTTGAGGTCTTTCCGCTGCACTTCCACTTTGCGCGTGACAGTCGCAGCGGGCTGTTTGGGTTGCGAGCAGCCGCAGGGTGCGACTTCATCTGGGCGAAGCTGCGGGCGCAGTATGCGTCACCCTTGGCGGTTCCTGGCTTGATGCGGTCGCCGCCGCCCTTGGCCTTGCCTGCTTGGCCATAACTGACTTTGCGGGTTCGGCCCGTTTCAGGATTCCGAACGACCTTGACGAATCGCTTGCCTTTGGCTGGTTTCGGCATTTGTTCTCCTGCGGTATCCCATAGCGTACAACGCTTTGGCACATTCCTTCGCTGTTATTTCTACGGCAGCCTCATCCAGTTCTTGACGGCTTGCATGTAGCAGTTCATGGAGGAGGATTTCAAGCATGAGTCGTTGCGACAGGTTTCTGCGTACTCGGATGGTCGGACTTGGCCCTGGCGGATGGTCGCAGTCTCCGAGCCTGTCCCGTGGGATTTCGCTTGACTTGACGAGTCTGATCCTCCACCGCCGACCGTTGATGTGTACACGTCGTTCGTCATTGGGCATCCATGACCTCCCAACAGAGCCGTGCAACGCCGCTTGTCCTGCCGCTTGATCGCTTGGTTGGCTCCCACCTGACGAACAGGCGCACCCATTTCTGGCGGCATGGGCTAGGCCCAAAGCCCTTCTCAACCTCCCAACCGCCTGCACCCTGCGAATGGATCCACGAATCCTTGGTCGTGCCAACTCGGATCAGGTCGCAATATCGCTTGTCCACCCGGTAGACGCCGCTGTGCGTGTTCAGGAACTCTCGAGCTATTCCCACCACATTGCTGGCGTGGTTATGGCTGATGACGATGGAATCAACGCCCTCGAGCCATGAGTACATACGTCTTGTGTCCAAGACGCCGAAACTCATGGGCGATGCGCCAGAACCAGTGCCATGTTGATAACGAACGCAGTAGGCGAGTTTCGATCCGCCTATCTTGATCTGGAACAGAATGTATCCGCCGTATCCGCCCGCACCGAGTTGGGTCACTGCCCGATCCTTGATGGCCCTGACGAGGTGTTCGGTAGGGTTGCTTTCGTGGTAGCGCATCCAGGCGCTCTCGTGATTTCCAGTCGCCATGACCGCCATGCAACTGGCGTATGGCGCGTAGAAATCCGCAGCTTCTTCGATCACCTTGTCGAAGTAGTTGTCGGCAAGGAGACTGCTTCGCAAGCCTCCCTTGTGTGCCCGCCTGTCGCCCTGCCCGGCCATCAAATCGAGTTGGTCGCCCACGCCGCACACGATGGCATTTCGTGCGACAGCCTGCTCGAGCAGACGCCGTTCCATGTCGTGATCGGCAGCCTTCGAGTCGTGGTGGTTGTCTGCCATGAACAGAATCCATTGCTCAAAGTTCGATGCCGACTTGCGGTCGATTGTGATGACATGGATGTTTGACGTGTGATGAACGACCGACCATCCGTGGTCGCGTGGCCCGTGTTTCGGCTGTCCAATTACGAGGACTTCGCCATGATTGACCCTAGGCAACGACCGCTTCTTTGGCTTGCGCTTGGTCATTGCTTGTCCCACCGCTTGAGGATGAGTTCAATTCGCGGGTTCTTCGCATCGACAAGAAACACCAGAGGCAGGTGCGTCAGGGCCGAATCATCGTGGAGAAGGCCCGCATCAACAAGGCCATCGAACGTGGCCTTGAGACTGGCGAGCGCGTTGTCCTTGTCACGCCGTCGTTGGTCACGCGCATACCAATGCGCCTGACAAGTCGCCTCGCGCCATCCACCCTTCTCGTCTGCCTCACCCATCGCAACCTGTGCGGACGCCCACGCTTCGATGCGTTGTTTCTTGACAGCTTTTGCGCGGACGGCCCAATGCACTCGACTGTTTGGACTGACCACGCGAGCGGGCAGCGAAACCATGACTGTCAGGACATCTGGCATCAGAGCCTCCATCCATGCTCGGATCGTCTGGTCAATGGCACACGCCGTCCGTGGCGTGGCCGCCCTCATGGCGTTGGCATCCTATCAATCACGCTCGGCACCTGGTCGCCTCGGCCGGCGGCGTATCGGTTCGATTGCTGCAAAGACCTGTGCGGCCAGTCGAAGTCCGCTGATCGCCTCCTCCATATCGAGCGGCGTCGGGTAGTGCTTCAGGCACTTGCTCGCTTCGTCGCGGATCGCCTTTGGAACGCCAGGCGTGCGCTTCGGATCGATAATGGCACCGAGCAGATTTCGGGTCTTTGCAATCGCCGCGAATCGTTCGTTCGGCAGGGTCATCGCTGCCAATACGGTATCAAACCACCAGATGGATTGGAACTGGCTGTGACAGTCAGGCACAATCGTCCTCGTTCATCTGCATGTTTAGGTTCTCACTTGCGATCCTCGCGCCGGAGCCGTGTGATGAGCTGCTGCATGGCAGACTGTGTTTCGATCAGGGAGGCTTCCGTCAAATCCAGTGATGCCTGCACCTCGTCACGCTGTTGCGTCAAGGTTGCGATGTCCGTGGTCATCGAGTTAACCAGAGCGTTCAGCCTGTCGATTTCGTCTGCCGCGACCACCATCAAATTCTGTCCGTTGATCTGCTGATCCACCTCACCGGACACCAGTCGCAATGCGTCCACGATTTCAGCGCTCACGTCAGATCCTCCGCGATGTTTCGGTCATACACATGCACGCCCTGATTCTGCGCGATCAGTTCGTCCATGCAATCCCATCCGTTCGTCTTTGCAATGTGCGCGGCCGCATCAAGGCAATGCGAGGGATCGCGAGCATTGAAGTTTCCGGTCGCGATCATGGCGCAGAATATCCTCCGTGCCTTGTCGCGCTCATTCATCAACTGCTCAATCGCGTTCGCGGCCTCAAGGAAAATCGTCGGCCCGACTGGTTCCTCAATGCGAGGGTCTAATCCATTCAAAGCCGCGTGCCGCAGCCGCAATTCTTCGATCAGGTCTTTCATCGCGTGTCTCCGTTAGGTGTTCGTGTTCCAGTCGCGTGAGTCGTTCAAGGTTCCGATCAGCTCCGCGTCCCTGCTCGTAAGCACAAGTTTTCTCATCGCGTACAGGTCGCGCACGAATTCCTGTTCGGTCAACACCAGGAACTCTCGTTCACCGAAATGCTCGCGTGCGGTGTCATTCATGCAAACGATCTTGAATGCCCATGTTTCAGGATCGTAAATCGCAATGAATGCCGGCAACGGCCCATTCCTGTATCCGTCCGCGAGCGCCGCAAGCGCGCGGTACGTCGGATGATTGATGTCGATGCTGGTGACCTTCGCGTGCTTGTATTCGACCAGGGCGCACGGCTTGGCGTGGTTGTATTCGCACATCACGAAATCAAGATCAACGGCAGGGCAATTCCAGCCCCAGGTGCGATGCCGGCGACTTATTTCCTCGTCGCGCCATCCGTTTCGTTCAGGTCGCACGTTCATGGCTTCTCCTTGAAGCAGTCCCATCCGCGCTCACGCGCAATGTCCTGCCACAGGTAGCGCATCGAAAGTCCGCTTGACCAAGCGGATTTGGTGCGCTCTGCCGCATCGCGCTCACACAATTCCATCCTCGCCTCGTCACGCTCCTCGACATAGTGCTTCACCATTTCATCTTGCACCTCAAGCATTCCGCGAAGCCGTTCAATTTCATCAGCCGCTCGCGCAGCCATCTGCGCTCCGTGCAGAGTCGTGTTCATCCGCTGAATCTCGCGCAGCTCGTCAACGATGTCGCTCATGGCTTCTCATTGCAATCAAATTTCGCCACAGACTCGGGCACCTTCTCTAACAATTTCACCAGTGCGTTGAGGCGCAAAACTCTCGACCTGATTCGTCCAACCAATCGCAAGTTTCGCGTACATTCCTTTTTGTCGCAGGCCCGTTCCTGTTGCAAATACTTGATCCAAGCATGAAGTTCACACATTTTTGCGTCTGCTTCACGCAGGTGAAATTCGACATCCTGTACTAATCCGTTCGTTTGTGTCTCTGTCATCGTGCTGTCTCCTGTGTCGCTTCTAGTGCTGCGTGAACGATGCCCACCGTGTAGGCCGTCCAGTCCTCGACCTTTGGTGGAATGCTTGGATCATGGATCGCTCCGATCTTGCGGCAGTGCTGGACGGCTTGACGCACCTTCGTGCGACCTTCTGCATCTTCGCAGGCGAGTGCCAGTTGTCCTCGCATTCGGAAGATGTCGGCCTTTGAATCCGCCTCGGCATCCTCGGCGTTGCTGCCGAACTGCGGGCCATAGACTTCGGGATAGGCCTGGATCAGTCGCGGCATATCTGCCTTCGTGAACGCCGGGAGGCCGTTGAGCTTCTTCCACGCCGCCTGCATGGTGCGCTCCTCATGCGTGTAGTACCGGAGGTTCGGCCAAGTCTCCACGATGGCCGAAATCATGGTGCTGGTGAGTTGCACCATGTCACCGCTGACTCGGTTGGAATCGACCTTGAATGCCTCGTACCGTGGTGGCCTGCCGCCGCGAGCGCGGATGGTTTCGATAAGGCGGTCTACCTGATCGTCAGGGACATCCGCTAGGTGTTCGCAGGCGTCGCGGTAGAGTTGGCCGCTGGATGGCTTGCACCATTCCGAGCGCGGGAATGCCTGTCCGATTTTTGCGATGGAGAGCGTGTTCATCGTGCGTCGATCTTCTCAAGGATGTCGATGTAGCGGCCTTCGTTCAGCCAAGTCGCCGGGTGCGGGATGTACTGCGGTTCCAGTTTCTTGGTTTCCGGGTCGGCAACATACGCGGCCACGGCTTCCTGCATGGCCTCGGCTACTGCCTCGTCCACGACTTGCGCGTAGGCTTTCACGGATGGGAGGGCTTTGAACCATGCCTTCCGGGCAGCGACCTTGCCCACCTTGCGCGGGTAGACCTTCCACCAGAGTTCAAACTCGTGATCCGTTCCGAGCCGCTTGCTCCTCTGCTTCGTTTCAGCCTGAACAGAAACAGGCTCGACGGCGGAGCCGTTGAGCGTATCTCTGACTTTGCTTTCGCTCTCGGTTCCGATCTCGCTTTCGCTTTCGTTATCGCTTTCGTTTTCGATGGCATCGTTCCGCATTGCGGTCGCATTGCGGTCGCTATGCGGTCGCATTGCGGTCGCATTGCCATCGGTATGCCACCGCATTGCGGCCGCATTGCGTGCGGACTCGCGCTTGCGTTCTCCTGCTGCAAGGCTCTTTGCCCGGATCTCCTCGCAGCGTGAATTGCGAAGCAGACCGTCTGGGCCGAGGATGAACTTGCGCTTGATGCGATCCCAATGCGCGACCGTTCCAGGCGCGATCTCCTCCAGCACTTGCGGATCGGCATTCAGCCCACCGTTGCTGTACTGCTCGCAGAGGAGATAGAGATAAGCGAGCGCGGCGTCCGCTGGCCACCCTCGCGTAGACCACGCGAAACGCTGGTAATAGAACGGCATGAATCCCATTGCGCCGCTCTCGGTTTGTACAATCACTCAAAGCCTCCTGCGACCGTAATCGTCGCGGCATGGGTTAGAAGCGGCTCGCCACCACATGGCGGGCCGTTTCGCTTATTGTGACGAGTTCTGCCGAGATTGCAAGGCCCGCACCTGCGCCCGCAAACTTTCGATCTCCCGTGCAGCTTCCCTGAACAACGCGGATTCGTAGTGTGCCAAGGTGTATTCGGCCATCGCCCGCTGCCGGCGCTGGATCGAATCCTCGGCCATCGTCGCATGCAGCAGCAGGCGGTCGTAAATATCCCGGCGCTGTTCAGAGGTCATGGCGAGAGTCTACCGCTGCGATTCTCTCGCCAATCCACGCCATGCAGTTGCAAGCCATGCTATTCCCGAGCGCCTTGTACCGAGGCCCGTCCGGGCATTGGTCTGCGGGCTTTCCGCGCCACGGGATCGCCGTGTAGTCATCCGGGAAGCCTTGCAGCCGCTCACATTCGCGAGGCGTCAGGCGGCGCACGGTCATGGGAGAGCCAACAATCCCATGACCATTCCCATCCGACGGATCTGGGTAACCACGCGAACCGCTTCCACCCTTGAGCGTTGCTGCCGTGTCATTGAACGCCACCGCTGGCGGCGAAGGGATTCCCAAACCGCTTCCGACCTTGACCGTTGGCGTAGTGCCATCGGTCTGACAATCCGGCTCGCTCATGTTGCTGCTGAACGCCACCGCCGCGTGCGCCGCGTTGTCCCGCGCCAACGTGTGGCATGGGTCACCCGGCTTGCGGTTCTGGCGGTTCACCGGAGCGGTGATTTGGAACAGGTCGTATGGGACGGGTTGCGGGACAAGGCAACCACCTCCCTGCGCGAACAACTCTTGGTTGCTGTATCCGGGTGCGCCCGTTCCACGGGCGGATTGGTTCAGCGTCGGCGCTACTTCGGCAGGCCATGTCGGCTGCAACACCGCGCCGAAATTGTCCTTGTCGGGCATCCGTTGCGCGCCGTTGGCGTTCTGCTTCGTCAGCGTTCCGGCGCAGTCGCTGCCATCCCACCAGCAGCCTGCTCCAGCGCCTGCTTCAGCATCGGCGGCAACGCCTTGCCTCGTCGTTCCGCGCGGCGAATAATCCCGCTGCACGCTTTCGCGCTCAAAGAGAACCTGGGCGGCACGGGCTGGGTCTCCAAGACATCCGACAACGAACACACGTCTCCTGCGCTGCGGGACGGCGCGTGGATGCCCGTGTGTTCGCACCCATTGAGCGTCCAAGACCCGGTAGGCCCACCCATACCCGAGTTCCTCCAACCCTCCGAGGAGGGAACCAAAGTCCCGTCCTCCGCCCGATGACAGCACACCGGGAACATTTTCCCACACAATCCATCTAGGCCGGAAACGCCGAGCGATCTCAAGATAGGTAAGCATGAGTCCGCCGCGTGGATCGCTGATCCCTTTGCGGAGTCCGGCGACGCTAAAACTTTGGCAGGGTGTTCCGCCCACGAGAAGGTCAACTGTTCTTGGTTCAATCGGCCACTCCTCAAATTTCGTCATGTCGCCGTAGTTCGGCACATTGGGATAGTGATGCGCGAGAACCGCGCTCGGGAACGGTTCGATCTCGCTGAATGCAACTGGCGTCCATCCGAGCGGATGCCACGCGACCGTCGCGGCCTCGATTCCGCTGCACACGCTCAAGTAGCGCATCGATCCAATTCCTGCTGGATGCAGATACGAACAAGTTGCACCCACTCCGCGCGATCTTCCATCGTGCGATAGCACCGCTCACATCGCGCACCCATCGCCTTCGCATTCGATGCGGTTGAGTTCACCGCTCGAGCGATTGCAGTAGGCGACAAGCCTGTGAGATTCCGCAGCGCGTCAAACGCGAGCAGGCGCGCGGTCACGCTGTCCTTGTCCTTGACGCCCTTCTCGGGCCAAGCGAATCCACGCTGCGCGAGAGCTGCGCGGACACCTGCGATTGCGTATTCGTGTGAGAACATTACGACACCTTGAGATAGGGTTCCTTCGGCACGATTCGCGCGAACGGGAGCGTGCCAGTTTCCAACGCGGCGCGGATTCTCTCATTGTCCGGGATGATTTTCGTCACGGTGGTCGTGAATTCTGCGGGAACTTCGTCCACGATCTCCAGCGCCGCCTTGCCGCCTGGCATCGCCACCGTCGCGCGCCACCGCTCGGTTTCGATCTTCTTCATGCCCTCGGCCTGCATGACGCGCAAGACCTGCGCCTTCATCCATGCGGCAACCTTCTCGTCACGCGCGGCACGTTCCTTCAGGCGCTTCGCCTCGGCCTCGCGAGCCTCGGCCCTGGCCTCGATGTCGCGGACAAGCGACAGCACGTCATCGATGCAGGAAGATAAACTTCCACTTTGTCGCGTCAGGATGTCGAACTGGCCTTCCAGTTCCGTGATGTCACCTTGCGCCTCGAGCAGCATCGCCTCAAGTTCCTGCGCCGCTTCCGTTGCCTGATACAGACGTTGAATTGCACCCATTGCGTTGTCCTTTCGGTTGGTGGGAAAGCCCGGACGGAACTTGCGCTCACGTCCGGGCCATTCCGGGGGCTTTAGAACGGAATCTCATCCTCGCCGGCATCGGCGGGAACGGTTGCCTGTGGCGTGGAGTCTACCGCCGCCCAACGGATGCCGTATAGCGTGGCACCGTAGTCGTTGGTCACCACGAACAGATCGACGGTCATCCGCTGATCCATCGCGTCCTTCGCCGCCTGCATCACGTTGTCATCAAAGCAGGATGCCCAGGATTCAACGCCACCGACCTCGGTCAACACCGGATATCGCGTGCTGCCTCTGGTTGTTGGCTTGCCTCCGCCGACCTTGCACACCCGAACGCCAGCCTGCCACGCGCATCCCTTGGCCGGCCGTGACGCCAGCACCTCGGTGAACGCCGCCTCGCTAGGCGAAGCAGGAGCCGCCGTGGCGGGCTTTGACGCCTTGGTAGGTGTCCGGGCCGCCTTGACCTCTGGAATCGATTGTGGCGCGTCCTGCTGCGTTTGGGACGGTTCCGGTGCAATAGTGCTACGGTTATCGACAACTGTAGGCAGCGCGGGTGCCGGAGCCGCCTTCGTTGTGGGTACCGGGACGGGCAACGGAACGTCCGTATCCGCCTGTCCCATCTCCTCGGCCGTGTACAGACCGGACAG